TTTTTGTAAAAATCAACAATTAAAAAAAGCATTAATGTCCTCTGTAGATTTATTAAAAGCAGGGGATTTTGATGGTATTCGTTTTATTGTTGATAATGCTTTAAAAGCAGGACAAGATAAAAATTTAGGACATGAATATGTTAAAGATATTGAAGAAAGATATAGAGAAAATTCAAGAGAAGTTATACCAACTCCTTGGGACCGTATTAACAATATTTTACAAGGTGGACTTGGAAATGGCGACTTTGGTCTTATATTTGGTAATCCAGGAGGTGGTAAATCTTGGTCACTAGTTGCCTTAGGAGGACATGCTGTAAGATTAGGATATAATGTTTTACACTATACTCTAGAGTTAGGAGAAGATTATGTTGGTAAAAGATATGACGCTTATTTTACTAAAATACCAGTAGATAAAATAGATTCTTTTCGTAATAAGGTTGAAGAAACCATTCCTCAATTACCAGGTAAGTTGATTATCAAAGAATATCCAACAGGAAGGGCATCAGTTTCAACTATCGAATCACATATTGCAAAATGCACAAGCATGGGAGTAAAACCGGATATGGTTATTATTGACTATGTAGATTTACTTTCATCAAGAAAAACTAATCGCGAGCGTAAGGATGAAATTGATGATATTTATACTAGCACTAAAGGATTAGCTAGACAATTAAACATACCTGTTTGGTCTGTTTCGCAAGTTAATCGTGCAGGTGCTAAGGATAATATTATTGAAGGGGACAAGGCTGCAGGGTCGTATGATAAAATTATGATTACTGATTTTTGTATGTCTCTTTCACGTAAAAAAGAAGATAAAGTAAATAACACAGGTAGATTTCACGTTATGAAAAATAGATATGGTATGGATGGTATTACATTTTCATTAGAAGCAGATACATCTACAGGTCATATTTCAGTAAATGATGTCTACGAGGATGATGGTGGAGATGAACATATGGCACCTAAAACTCAATCCAATAAGTTTGATACCGATGTTGACACTTTCGATAAGCAATTGTTACGCCAGAAATTTTTTGAACTAAACCCTTAATTTTTAAAAAAAACAACATTACATGGCAAAGAAGTCTCTATTGCAGGAAAGAATCGTTTATAAACCATTTGAATATACCGAAGCACACGACTATTGGTTAAAACAACAACAGGCTCACTGGTTACATACTGAAGTACCAATGATGTCTGATGTAAATGATTGGAAACAAAACTTAACAAAAACAGAAAAAAATATTGTAGGTTCTATATTAAAAGGGTTCGCACAGACTGAAACTGTAGTAAATGATTATTGGACAAATTTAGTAACTCAATGGTTTAGAAAACCAGAGATTATCAAAATGGCAGTTACATTTGGTGCCTTTGAGACAATTCACGCTGAAGCTTATTCTTTATTAAATGAAGAATTAGGTCTTGATGATTTTAGTGAATTTCTTGAAGATGAAGCCACAATGGCTAAGATTCAAGGTCTAATGGATGTTAGAGATTCACACACTGGTGAAGTAGATTGGCATAAAAGAGCTAAATCATTAGCAATATTTTCAGCGTTTACTGAAGGGGTTAATTTATTTTCTTCATTTGCAATTTTACTTTCTTTTAAATTACAAAACAAACTCAAAGGAGTAGGTCAGATAGTAGAGTGGAGTATTAGAGATGAATCATTACATTCCGAAGCAGGGTGTTGGTTATTTAGAACATTAATGGAAGAAAATCCAGATTTAAATACACCTGAATTAAAAGAAGATATCAAACAAGCAGCTTTATTATCTCTAAAATTAGAATTAGACTTTATTGATAAAGTTTATGAAATGGGAGATTTAGAAGGTTGTTCAAAATATGACTTAGTTAGCTTTATTAAATATAGAGTTAATACTAAAATGCAAGATTTAGGTTATGAGTCTATTGTAAACGGTATTGACGCTGCTTCAATTAAAAGGATGAAATGGTTTGATAGCTTATCAGCTGGTAAACAACATACAGACTTTTTTGCAAATCGAGTAACAAATTATTCAAAAGGTGTTCAAAATTGGGATGCTAATGACTTATTTTAATATATAAAATTATAAACAAAAATGGATAACAACTCCTTAATAGCGGATTATAGTAATTGGATTGCTGGTAAAGATTACCCTGAATATATGGATGAAGTTTCTTTGGCTACAATTAGCAAGGGATACTTGCTACCTGGAGAGACAGTAAGAACAGCATATAAAAGAGTATCAAATGCCGCAGCTTTTAGATTAAAAAAACCAGAATTAGCCCCTAAATTCTTTAAAATAATGTGGAATGGTTGGCTAGGTCTTGCATCACCAGTTTTATCAAATATGGGGACAGATAGAGGTTTACCTATTTCATGTTTTGGTATAGATACACCTGATTCAATACGTGGAATCGGTTTAACTAACGCGGAACTAATGAAATTAACCGCCTCTGGTGGTGGTGTAGGTATTTCATTATCTCGAATTAGACCACGTGGAACCGAAATTTCAGGAAATGGTAAATCTGAAGGAGTAGTGCCATGGGCTAAAATATATGATTCATCTATTATTGCTACAAATCAGGGTAATGTTAGAAGAGGAGCAGCTTCGGTAAATTTAGATATTAATCATGCCGATGTCGATGAATTTTTAGAAATTAGAAGACCAAAAGGTGACCCAAACAGACAATGTTTAAACTTACACCAATGTGTAGTTATTGATGATCATTTTATGCGTCGATTAGAAACACGTGATTCTGAAACATTAAATACTTGGGCTAAAGTATTAAAATCAAGAATGGAAACTGGTGAACCTTACATTATGTACAAAGATAATGTAAATAAACAAAACCCAATGGCTTACATGCTAAATAATTTAGATGTAACTATGACTAATATCTGTTCTGAAATTACATTATTTACAGATGAAGAACATTCATTTATCTGTTGTTTATCCTCTTTAAATTTAGCTAAATATGAAGAATGGAAAGATACAGATACTGTAGAGATGGCTACTTGGTTCTTAGATGGTGTAATGCAAGAATTTATTGAAAAATCTAATGGTATAGATTCATTAACTAGAACAAATGCACATGCTAGAAAAGGTAGAGCATTAGGTTTAGGAGTAATGGGTTGGCATACTTTCTTACAACAAAAAGGATTACCATTTAACTCAATTGCCTCTACAGCTCACACACATAATATTTTTAGTGATATTAGAAATAAAGCAGAAAAAGCATCTAGAGATATGGCGGTTGAATATGGGGAACCATTATGGTGTAGAGGTACAGGTATGAGAAATACTCATTTACTTGCAATTGCCCCAACAGTGTCTAATTCAGTAATTACAGGTGGTATTTCAGCTGGTATTGAACCTTTACCTGCTAACATTTATACATTTAATGGTGCTAAAGGTACTTTTATTAGAAAAAACAAAGTATTAGAAGCTTTATTAGAAAGTAAAGGTTACAACAAAGATGAATATTGGGATCAAATGTTAAGAGATAATGGTTCAGTAGTAGGGTTATCGGATAATATTTTATCACCAGATGAAAAAGAATTATTTTTAACATTCCCCGAAATCAACCAATTAGAATTAGTTAGACAAGCAGCTATCAGACAAAGATATATTGACCAAACTCAATCATTAAACTTAAGTTTTGATGTAAATGATTCACCAAAATGGATTAATCAAGTTCATATCGAAGCTTGGAAATTAGGAGTTAAAACCTTGTATTATTTAAGAACAGATTCAGTAATAAAAGGTGATTTAGGTTCTAGACAAGCAGACTGTGTGAGCTGTGATGGTTAACAAGATACCACATATTTATAACTAGATTAATAAAATAAAATGTTATGCCTCTTACTATAAGTAAGGGGCATTTCCTTTCTCACATAGTATTAACTAAAAATAATTCAAATGAATCAAGAACTAGTGTTAAACGAAATCTTAAACCACCTTAAAGAATTAAAACCAACTACAAAATCTAAACCTATAATTAAACTTTTACAAGAACTAGAAAACCAACATAAAATCCAAGAAGAAAAACTACAAGTTCAAATTAATCAACTAAAAACTGAAAACCAACGTTTAAGTCATCTATGACTTATTTAAAAATTTCCAATACGTATAAGAAAGTACTGTTACACTTAATTAGTTATTTTTTATTTAATTTAATATAAGTGTAATATGGCTTTTAAAGACATTTTTAAAAAATCCAACGACTATAATGAAAAAACAATAATTGGTTTTCTTTCATTTATGGTAATGGTAATGGCAATTATAGTAGATTTAGTAACAGGGTGGTTAGGTAAACCTTTAGAATTAAATGAATATATCTTTGATGCGTTCATGTATATTACTTTAGGATCTTTCCTACCAGATGTATTGGAAAAATTTGCATTAATAAAAAACGGTAAAAAAGAAGAATAATGAGCTTAAAAAGTTTACAAGAAAAGATCGGGGTAGCTGCAGATGGAGTATTCGGTCCTGGAACAATGAAAAAAGCAATGGAGTTTTATAAATTAACTCCTGTAAGAGCAGCACATTTCTTCGCACAAACTGCTCATGAAACAGGTGGTTTTAAAGCTTTCTCAGAAAACTTAAACTATTCAGCACAAGGTCTTCAAGGTATCTTTGGAAAATACTTTCCAGGTAACTTAGAAGAATCTTATGCTAGAAATCCTGAAAAAATCGCTAACAGAGTTTACGCATCTAGAATGGGTAACGGAGCAGAAGCTTCAGGAGATGGATTTAAATTTAGAGGAAGAGGTGCTCTTCAATTAACTGGAAAAGACAATTATAAAGCATTTTCAGATTACTTGAAAAAACCAGAAATCATGACTAATCCTGACTTAGTAGCTACAACTTATTCATTTGAATCAGCAATGTTCTTCTTTGATAAAAATAAATTGTGGTCAATATGTGATCAAGGAATCAACGATGCAGCAATATTAGCATTAACAAAAAGAATTAACGGTGGTACTCACGGGTTAGAAGACAGAAATCAAAAAACTAAAAAGTATTACGAATACGTTAAATAAGTTACTATAAGATGAAAACTTCACTATTAATTACATTATCATTGACAACAGCATGCGCCTTTATAGGTTCATATTTTATGAATCTTACAGCAGATAACATCGAACAATACCTTTCAGTAGCATTTGTAATTTTTGCAGATGGATTTTTTGGCGTGTGGGCTGGAATCAAGAGAGAAGGATTCCAAACTCGTAAAGCATTAAGTGTAATAAAAACATTTTTATTTTGGATAATAATGCTCTCAGCTATACTAACAATAGAAAAAGGATTTACGGGGACAGCTTGGTTAAGTGAAACAATTATGGCTCCATTTTTAGTATTTCAATTAATAAGCATATTAAAAAATGCTTCAATGGTTGGAGTAGTTAAAAATGAGTTACTAACTCAAATCTTAGATAAGTTAGATAAACATAAAGGACAACGAGAATAATTATAAAGATAGGTTGGATTAGTTCCAACCTTTTTTTATATTTATCAATATGACAAAATTAAAACAAAGTATATTTCCGTTTCTGATAGCATTCGCTGCTTTATCAGTATCAGCCTCAGCTGCATTTTATTCAGTTAGTGGGTTAAGTAAATTATTTGCTGGTGCTTCATTAGAAGTAATTGTAATGGCTAGTTCATTAGAATTTGCAAAATTAGTTATTGCCTCTCTTTTATATCAATATTGGGGTTCAATAAACAAAGTACTTCGAACTTATCTTTCGATAGCTACTGTAGTGTTAATTTTAATTACCTCAATGGGTATTTATGGTTTTTTATCTGCTGCTTACCAAGAAACCGCTAATAAAGCGGGTAGTGTAGACGCTCAAGTTGAATTGTTGGAAACTAAAAAACAAAACTTCATACAACAACGAGATTTATATAATACAGAAAAAACTAACTTAGTACAAGGTATTACTCAATTACAAACAGGTTTAGCAGGTAATAAAACTTCATATGTTGATAAAAAAGGTAGATTAATCCAATCAACAAATGCTGCTAATACAAAATCTTTTGATAAACAGTTAGATAAATCAAATGCTCGACAATCTGAAATTTCATCTAAATTAGATGCTATAAATGATTCTATATTTAAATTAGATACTAAAATAGTAGAAACTAAAACAAATAGCGATACTGCTGGAGAATTAGGACCCTTAAAGTATTTATCTAATCTTACTGGTACTCCTATGGATCAGATTATTAATTATTTATTATTAGTAATTATATTTGTTTTTGATCCTTTAGCTATATCTTTAGTAATTGCAGCTAACTTTGCTTTTTCTCAAGCATTCCCAAAAAAAAATTATAAAGAAAATTTATACGGGGAACAAGAGGAAATTAAATTAGAAGATATATTTAATGAAGAAAAAAAAGAAGGTTTAAAAGAATTTATTTCAAAACATAAACAAGAACAAAACATTATTGATATGATGGAAGTTGATGAAGTAGATAAATTTTATTTAAAACCTGAAAATGATGAAAGAATGAATATCATAGGACAAAATGGTAATGATGGGTTACATTATGAATCAAACGTTTTAGATACAAATAAAGATGGAGTAGTTGATGGTGAAGAAGTTAAAACTGCTCAATCACGACTTGTTCAATTATACCACTTACTTAATTCTAATATATCTTCATGGAGAAGAAGAAAAATTCAAAACGAAATTAATACACTTAACTCCGCCCTAAATGACGACGAAACAAAAACTTATTAGCCTATTATTATTATTTCCCCTATTATTATTTGGGCAATTAAGAGACAGTGTTTATGTAAAAACTGACATTTATGAAGTGATGTACTCTGAGACATTAGAACAACCACTTTGGGTAAAATATCAGGTTCAGTGTACTGGAGTAGGAGCATCTAGAAAAGGTATGGATTTTTATACTGTAAAAGATGTCAAAACCTCAGATGCAAAAGATTATGAGAAAAATGAATGGGACAAAGGTCATGTAGCACCAGCTGCTGATTTTAATTGTACTAAAGAAATGTTATATAAAACATTCTCATATTTAAATTGCACATTACAACATGAAAAACTAAACAGAGTTCATTGGAGACTTTTAGAAGACTATGAAAGATTATTAGCATACTCTGAAGGACCAGTATTTGTTGAAGTTAAAGTATTATTTGATAAAATTCCAAAACGAGTAAGTACGGGTGCAGCTATTCCAACTGCTTTTCTTAAGATAATAAAAACAAAAACTAAAACAATTAAATTTTATTTTAAAAATGAACCACCAACAAAACCAACATTTGTTGATTATCAAGTAAAATAATTTAAAAGTATATACAAAAAAATTAGGCTCCCGTAGGGAGCCTTCATACATTTACCACATAATAATTAAAACAAAAACATATGAAAAAAGTAATTCCACTTGTTGGGATAGTGCTTATGGTTGCGGGGTTGACCGAGTTACTAGATTTAACATTTTATTTAATGAACCAATCAGATACCTTTGTATTTAATTTAGGGTTGGTATCTTTAGCGTGTATTTTCATTGCATTCGGTTTTTTAGGAATGTATACGTACAAATACCTTTCTACGTTTAAAGAAGAAGAAAAAGAAGAGTAGTTATGGAAATGTTTTTTTTAATACTTGTATTAGTTATTTTAGGAGTAATAATATTAGGTACTATAATAGCTCATATTGTACTTTTAAATGATGAAGGAGGTATATTAGATGAGAAAGTATTAGAGGATTATCTAAATACTTTATCTGATAACTATGAAATATACCGCTCAGAATATACAATTAGTATAGTGCCTTTATCTCCAAGTACCTTAAGAAAACAGATAGAAGTATCATACCCCGCTACTACATTACTACTTCCTTACTATATACAAGGAGTAGGAGTAATTCCAATTTGGAGTAAATCAAAGAAGAGGATTGATGCTATGTTTGAATCATCACCTAAAGTAGATTGGAAAAGAAAAAAATTAGGATTATAATAAAAGATTTCGTATATTAAACAAATAAATAATTAATTTAAACAACAAGTTATGAACAGAATTTTAGTAGTATTAGGATTAGTAGTGTTATTAGTAGTGGGAGTTTTCTCATGTGAAAGAATTGACGCAGGTCATGTAGGTGTAAAAGTGAATCTATATGGTTCAGGTAAAGGAGTAAGTGATGTTACAGAATGTACTGGATTAGTATTTTACAATCCAATGTCAACAAAGATCTATGAATTTCCAACTTATATCCAACACAAAGAATATAAGAAATCAGATGAAGGAGATAATTCATTTATTGTAAACAGTAAGGATGGATCAGAATTTAGTGTATCACCTATTATGAATTACTCAGTACAGAGAGAAAAAGTACCAGCTATCTTTGCAAAATATAGAAGAAGCTTACCAGAAATCGAAGAAGGATTCTTAAAGACAGCTGTATACGATGCCTTTAGATTAGCAGCAAATAAATACACAGCAGATGGATTGATTTCAAATAGAGAAGTATTTGAGGTTGAAGTAAGAAGAATATTAGTATCACAATTACAGAAAGAAGGATTCATATTAAATCAATTCACATCAAATCTAATCTATCCAGATTCATTTAAGAAAGCTATTAACGCTAAGAATAATGCCGTACAATCAGCTTTAATGGCTGAGAATAAAGTTAAGCAGGCAGAAGCAGAAGCAAAAATTAAAGTAGCAACAGCAAATGGTAATGCAGAAGCTTTACTAGCAAATGCTCGTGCCGAAGCTGAATCAAATAGATTAAGACAACAAACATTAACTCCGATGTTAATCCAACAACAATGGATTGAAAAATGGAAAGGTAATGTACCAACAACACAATTAGGATCAGGTACTAGTGTATTGTACGGATTAAAATAATTTAAAAATAAATGTGCGAAAATTAGGCTCCCTAAGGGAGCCTTCGTACATTTATCAAATAAATTGAATAATCAATTAAATAATAAAGGTTATGGTAAAAATGTATAGTCCCGTCTTAACTAGACCTCAGTTAGAAAAAGAATTATCTAAATTGCGTAAATTAAATTATAATGCTTTTAGATGGTGGAGAATGTATGACGTTAAATCTCCTAAATTACATCACCGTTGTCCATTAATTGATCGTATTAAAAATGGTGATTTTGATTATTCACATTACAAATATCAAGTTGAATGGTGTGAGCACGAAATGAATGATATATGGGATCAGTGTCGTCCTGATATGCAAATGTTTGTAGAAAAAACCTCATTATTACGATCTCGTAGAAAACGATTAACCGATGATTTTAATAAAGATGAAGCTGAAAAATTAGAGGTAGTTATTAAAGCATTTGTAGAATCATTTAGTTGTACTAAAGAACAAGTTTATGAAGAAATTGATAAATGTAGTGGAACCCTAAAAGATCTTTATTATATTATAGAGAGTAAATACGGTTATCTTTTTTCAACTGTTCCAAATATGTTTAAAACATCTAGAAGAGGACGACCAGCTAAAATAAAAATATAATGAAAATATCTCACGAAGTACCTAGGTGTTTATTATCGGTATCATCTGAATTTAACGATTACGATTACTGTCTTCCTCATTTAATGGATGAAGATGAAGAATATAGACAATATTTTTACGATGCTAAGGCAAAGGGTAGATATATTGTAATGGATAATTCATTACATGAATTAGGTCATGCCTATGATCATGATCGTTTATTCTATTGGATGAATGAAATTAAACCAAATGAATTTATTGTTCCTGATGTTTGGATGGATAAAACATCAACTCTAGTTAATGCAAAATACTGGAAGCAATATAAATATCCAAAAGAAACAACAGCAGTTGCAGTAGTTCAAGCTAAATCGTATGGTGAAGCAGTTGAATGTTATACGATATTGCGTGATTTAAAGTATAGAAAAATAGCATTTTCATACGGCGCTGATTGGTATGCTGACTTAATTAATATACCGAATAAAACGCTAGCTAAAGCGATAGGACGCATATATACTATATCAAAAATGTATGAAGATAAAATTATTGCATCTAAAGATAGAGTACATTTATTAGGTTGTTCTGTACCTCAAGAATTTAGTTGGCATAGAAGTTTCCCATTTATTGAATCTATTGATACTTCAAATCCGGTAATGGCTGCTTTAGAAGGAATACGATATACTGAACAAGGTTTAACAATTAAACCTACAGCTAATATGAATACTCACTTTAACATCGATTTTAAAGATGTTAATTACGAGGATGTTATTTATAACACCACAATGTTTAGAAAAATTAATGGTTTTAAATTAAAATAGAAAGTTATGACAGAAGAAAACAATTTACCCTACATGATGAGTTTGTACGATTATTTAGGTAAAGCAGCTGGGCCCGAACTTGGGAAAGAAGTTTGTGAAGTCGCAGTTAAATTAAAAGAAACAATTCAGGAAAGAGAAGTTTCAAATCCAAAATATACTGGAAAAATAAAATTATATCGTAGAGAATTTCTTGATACTTATTTTGGAAATATAGTATATGAAGGTGAAAAAGTAGAAGATGATTTACCATTTTAAGTTATGTTAGAAACAGTTATACATTCTTTAGGGTTATGTGGTGAACCTCATTTTAAATTGCTTGATATTGCCCCCCTTTATTCGTACATTGTAGAAAATAATAGCGTTTGCCTATACGCTTCAAATACCTGGCACAAATTAAATTATAAATTATGTCTAAAAAACATGTTGTAGTATCCTTATCAGGAGGAATGGACTCAAGTACTTTATTACTTAGATGTCTAAAAGAATTTGATAGTGTAACAGCTATCTCATTTGACTATGGTCAAAAACACAGAGTAGAGCTAGAGAGAGCTCAATCATTAGTAGATTATATTAATGCTACAGCTTTACAGCAAGTAGGATTAGATGCATTAAAGCATGGAGAACATAGAACTTCTCTTGAACCAATCAATTACCGTCAAATCCAACTAAACGGACTGGTTGATTTATTAGATTCAGCTTTAGTAACAGGAGGTGAAGAAGTACCAGAAGGTCACTATGCAGAAGATAATATGAAAGCAACAGTTGTTCCTAACAGAAACAAAATATTTGCTTCTATTACTCAAGCAGTAGCTTTATCAGTTGCAAATCGTACAGGAGAAAATTGTGACATTGCAATGGGTATCCACGCAGGTGATCATGCAATCTATCCAGATTGTAGACAAGAATTTAGAGATGCGGATGATGCAGCTTTTAGAATTGGAAACTGGGATGCTGAAAGAGTAGGTTATTTTACACCTTACTTACAAGGAGATAAATTTACTATCTTACAAGATGGAGAAGTATTATGTGAAGAGTTAGGATTAGATTTTGATGAAGTTTATTCAAGAACTAATACATCTTATAAACCAATCTTCATAATAGATGCTGTAGAGACATTAACAACCATTCTTACTAAGGAATTAACTAATGACAGTACACCAACAGAACCTAAAGGTAATTGGTACTCAGACTATAAATCAGCTTCATCAGTTGAAAGAGTAGAAGCATTTATTAAATTAGGAAGACCTGATCCAGCACCTTATGCAGACGAAACAGGACCAGTAACATGGGAACATGTAGTAACAGAAGTAACAAAAGTATTAGATAATCATAACAAATAAAATTATGAACGAAACAAACAGTAATTGGTTGACAAACAACCCATGTAGCATAACTACATCAGGAACAACAACATTAGGATATTCAGGAACATCTATCAACACAATAGCCGATGGTTATTCAGGACTAACATTACAAGGAAATTCAACACTTAATTATTCAAATCAAATTCAAAACAATATGACACCAAAACAAGTACACGTAGCAGTATTCACAATCACAAGAGACTCAGATACAAATGAAATTAATTCAACTAAATTCTTAAAAGAATTATGGGTTGAACAAAAAAACGGAACATCAATTGATTTGTTAGTTGCAAAACAATTAGATAAGAATTTTGATCCAGAAACAACTATTATTAAAGTACTTTCTACAGTAAGTTTCTAATAAAAAACTTGGCTCCCTGAAATAGGGTTCGTATATTTAGGTCTCAATAATAACAATTAAAAAAAGAAAAATGAAAAAAGTATTTTTAGTATTAGCATTAGTAGCTGGTTTAACAGTTACAAGTTGTAAACAAGCAGGAACAGCTGAAACATCAGCTACAGATTCAACAGCAGTAGCAGTTGATTCAGTTCAAGTAGATTCAACATCAGTTGACACTACAGTAGTAGAATAAATTACCAATGCTCGCTGTTAATTGAGAGGTAGAGTGTATTAATTTCCGAACAAGGGTTTATAGTAGGAAGACGTCACTTATTGCACTCAATCAGAAACCCTGAAAGACCAAGGTTGGTAAAAAGAATCGGTTAGTGTAATCAGTGTAATGCTGGCAGAGGGTAACAGCACTTCTATGTGTGATAAGGGTTCGAATCCCTTACCGATTCCAAATTTTAAGATTACCGTTCTTTAAATTTAAATAATATAATTATGGAACAAATTTTAGCATTTGTTTTAGGTGTTAGTGGAGCTCTTCTTGTATGGGGGGTTGTGATAGCGTTTAAGACAGCAAAGTTAGCAAAACAAAATGAACAAAGTATTCTAAATATAGAACAATGGGTTCATAGAAACGATGAATTAGTAAATCGTAGAATGGATCAAGAAATTGATCGAGTAAATCGTTTACATGATGACAGTATCTCATTTACTGACTCCAGAGTAGATAAATTATTACAAAAACTTACATCAATTAATAACGATGGGTGTAAGCCAGTTAAAAAAATTGACCAAGACGGGTGTAAACCCGTTAAAAAGAAATTAATAAAAGGATAAATTAATCAAAAGAACGGTAACTTAAAAATAAATTAAAAATAATTAGGAATAGCAAAAAATAGTTCGTATATTTAGGTATAAGAAAAAAGGCAGAAAATAAATCGACTTTACTTTCTTTTTATATACGTATAATCACAAATAATAAAATGACAACAATTCAAAACATACACCAATTTAGTAGCGCAACGCTGAGACCGACATCACAGATGTGGTCGAATTCGTTATGTGGTGATGTCATTTTAGGCTTTGCAGCGTATAATAACGAACCTAAAACAGGCGGTACCGAGGTATGATATAGTTAAATACACATATAACTTAAATCAAGACTCGGATCAAAACAAAGATTCGAGTCTTTTTTTTATATAAATTGATAAAAAGAGTTCATTGACATATTGGATAAAATTTGGAAGGCGGCCGAATGGACGAGGAGCTGCTCTTGAAAAGCAGTAGCGGGTAACACCGTTGTGGGTTCGATTCCCATGTCTTCCTCAATATTGGCTTATAGTGTAACGGTTAGCACAAAACACTTTGACTGTTTTAGTCTAGGTTCGAATCCTAGTAAGCCAACAATAATTCGGGTAGTAGAGGAGTCAGGTTTATCTCGCTGGCCTTGGACGCTAGAGCACGCAGGTTCGAATCCTGCTTACCCGACAAATTGCCCCTATAACTTAACGGCTAAAGTACTATACTTTTAATATAGGAATCCAAGTTCGATTCTTGGTGGGGGTACAATAGCTACACACACAACCTTACAATCTCTCAGTTAAAAGCTGTTGTAAGATTAAGTAATAAGCCAATATGCTTAT